GATCCGGCATTCAAGGGCGTTTTCCAGGCGCACCATCCCCAAGGCAAGGGGGTTAAAAGAACAGTATTGGCGGCAGCAAGAAGGATTAACCAAGGGAAGACTTCAAACTTTGCTAATGCCGATGCAAATCGCCTGTCAGGTGATATTACCAGAACTGATGGAGTTGGCATCAATCAGTCTAACTTTCCTAGAGAAAATAAGAAGGTTGTTACGCAGACAATTATGATGCCGCTACCAAATTACATTACTATAATGTATTCTGTTGTTTTGAAAGCGGAATACTTACAACAGATAAATGATATGGTTCAGCCTTTTATTACGAGAACGGGAAATATTAATAATTTCTTTATAAAGAAGGATGGTCACAAGTTTGAGGGGTTTATGCAGAATGATTTTAGTCAAAACAACAATGTTTCAAATTTGGGCGAAGAAGAAAGAACTTACGAAACAAAAATAGATATTAAGATTTTAGGATATTTGATGGGCGAGGGCCCCAATGAAAAGAGGCCAAGGCTTAGTATTGAGGAAAACTTTGTTGAGGTCAAGATTCCTAGAGAACGAGTAATTATGGGCGATATGCGTGAGTTTGCCGATGCTTCGGGCAAGTTAGTAAAATATAGAGAGTGATTGGATTTTGGAGAGCCCAAAGACTATTTATAAAGTGTAAAGCGTATTTTCCGCAATTAGGAGATTGTTTAGATGGCAGAAAGACAGTTTAGATTCGCCTCTCCTGGTGTTTTCATCGAAGAGATCGATCAATCACAAATTCCCCGGCTCCCAGAACTTGTTGGCCCAACCGTTATTGGTAGAACGGAAAAGGGACCGGGCTTGGTTCCGGTAAAGGTTAGTTCATTTTCAGATTTTGTTGAAACATTTGGTGAGCCAATCCCAGGAGTTGGGGGGGTTGAAGATGTATGGCGGCAAGGAAATTATGGTGCTCCCACATATGCAGCATATGCCGCGCAAGCTTATCTGGCTGCCGGAGTTGGCCCTGTTAACGTTTTGCGCCTGATGGGCGCCCAAGATCCTGCTGCTTCTACTACAGGTAAAGCAGGCTGGGATACGTCGAATGGTCTTGATGCTGGTGCTGGTTCAAATGGAGGAGCATTTGGCCTCTTTGTGATGAATTCTGGTGCGGTGAGTTCCTCGATTGGATTTGAAACAGACGCTGGCTACGGGCTTCTCGCCTCTGGAACTGGCTCTCTAGCGGCCATTTTCTACATCGATGCAGGCGCCGTCCGTTTGTCGGGCACCGCAACAATGGCGGGCACTGATCCGCTCGCTTCGCCAGTCACTGCCGCAGCTGCCACAATGATAGATTCTGATAGCGAAGGCAATTTTACAATTGAGGTTCTTAATTCCTCTGAAGCGGTGGTTGCAAAGAGGACAGTTAGTTTTCATCGTGATTCTGAAAGATTTATTCGTAGGGTGTTTAATACCAATCCTCAACGCGTCTCTTCCGATTTTAATGACTCTGTTAATCTAAAGACCTATTGGCTTGGCGAGACTTTTGAGAGATATATCGCAGATAATGTAACATCCACTAAGAAGTTTGGCTTTATTGCCTCTCTATCGGATGCATCGTATGATCGCGCCGATATGAGAGGTGCTGTCACAGACGCTTATACCGGTTGGTTCTTCTGTCAAGATGCTGGTGGAGCCGCTGCCTCATATGATCCGACGACTCAAACTCGCTTGTTTAAGTTCGCCGGTATCAATAATTATGGCGAATGGCTTAATGGCAATGTTAAGATAGCTATTTTGGATATCAAGGGCCCTCGAAGTAATTCAAGTGATTATGGAACCTTTACCGTGGGCGTTCGAAAGGCCACAGATACAGATGCAAACCCGGTGTTTTTGGAGAGATTCACAAATTGTAATCTAAATCCAAATTCGCCAGACTATATTGCAAATAAGATCGGTGATCAATATATCACTTGGGATAATGATAAAAAGCTCTATAGACAATATGGAAAATATCCAAATCTATCAAAATATATTAGGGTTGTATTAAATCCCAACTTAGAAGGGATTATGCAAGATACACCAAACCTTGTGCCGTTTGGTATTCTTGGGCCACCTAAGTTCTCATCTTTTAAGATTGCGTCCGGCTCGGTCCACGTTCTTTCAACCGCAGCTACTGGTAACACCGGTGGTGGTGGCCGCACGCTCCATTCGCAGCCTTTCATAAGAGCCGGTACCGCGATTCCTTACGGAGCAAGCTCGGTGACCCCAACGCGCCTCAATCTCGTTGATTGGCGTATGCCAGGTGCGTCCGGTTCGTTTGCTTTCCCAGGAGTCGCTACTAGAGTGTCTGCATCGCATGGTCTTGCTTCTGTTTCAACTGCGTATTTCGGTGTTGATTCTGGCATATCAACAACGGACCCATCTTTTGATGCGGGATATGTTGATTATCTGAAAGCATTGCCTGTTTCTCTTTATTCCAATACTGATACAGTTGATTTCAATGAAGGTGGCCTCAATAATGCTTATTTGGATTTCTCTTGGGCAGTTTCATTAGATGATGTGGTCGTAACAACTAGTTCTGCTGGTTTGGTCACAGCTGTTTATTGGCGTTCGGGATCCCGCACAAGAGCCGATTCTTGGACCGCACAGTCTGGTGGCGCGCCAGACGCAAATGCTAGTACCACTTCAGGGCTCGCCGGCGGAACTTGGACCCAGCTACTCGACAAGGGTGTTAACCGTCTGATTTCTCCGATGTTTGGCGGCTTCGACGGCCTTGATATTACTGAAGCAGAGCCATTCAGAAATACGAGACTCGATGACGCTTCTGAAGTAGAGGCAGATAACTACACCTACTATACAGTCAAGCGTGCTATCGACACAGTTTCTGACAAGGAACGTCTTGAAACTAACATTATTACGATGCCTGGCATAACCAACGAGTCTCTTACGTCGCGCCTGCTCAATACTTGCGAAGCTCGTGGAGATGCATTGGCGATTATTGATTTAAAGGGAACGCACGTACCGCCTGCTGAGGCGACTACTTCGGAAGATTCAAGAAAATCAAATCTTGATACCACCATTAGTAATCTAGTCAACAGAAGAATCAACTCTTCTTATGGATGTGCTTATTATCCCTGGGTTGATATTCGTGACTCTCTCAAGAGCGTCCGAGTTAGAGTCCCACCGTCTGTCGTCGCCTTGGGCGTCTTTGCTAGCACAGAGAAGAGCAACGACCTTTGGTTTGCCCCAGCTGGTTTTAATCGCGGCGGCCTCTCAGAGGGCAAGGCAGGGCTCCCAGTGATAGGTGTTGAACAGAGGTTGACCTCTGAGGATAGAGATAAGCTTTATGAGCGGAACATTAACCCAATTGCTTCTTTCCCATCGGAAGGTGTTGTAATCTTTGGACAAAAGACATTGCAGGTGACGCAGAGCGCGCTGGATAGAATCAATGTTCGTAGAATGTTAATCTTCCTCAAGCATGAGGTCACCATAATTGCAAATACAATTTTGTTTGACCCGAACATCAGGGTAACTTGGGATCGTTTCCGTTCACAGACTGAAAGGCTTCTTAGGAACGTTCAGTCAAGATTTGGTATCACCGAATTCCGAGTGGTGCTTGATGAATCAACCACTACACCCGATTTGATTGATAGAAACATTCTTTATGCTAAGGTCTTGGTGAAGCCTGCAAGAGCAATCGAATTCATTGCGATTGACTTTGTTATCACAAGAACAGCAGAAAACTTAGAAGAACTCTAATTAGAGATAGGAGAAACACTTAATGGCCGACAATTTTTGGACAAACAGCACAGCCCAAGACCCGAAAAGAGCATTTAGATTTACAGTCACAATGACCGGAGATGGTCTAGGTATGCTTTGGTATGCTAAATCGGTGACCAAGCCGAAGCTTACTGTTGGAGAAGCGACGCATGATTTTTTAAATCATAAGTTTTACTATCCAGGTAAAACGACTTGGGATCCAGTAACTCTTAAGTTGGTCGACCCCATTTCGCCTGATGCTGCTGGAGTGCTTCTGCAGAAGATTGTTGATACTGGATATGTTATTCCTGCTGGATTTGCTTCCTTGGTGCCTGGTCGTGGTTTGAGCAACCCTTCAAAGCAGACTTCAGTTGAAGCGCTGGGAGAGGTTAAGATTGATCAAATCGATTCCGAGGGCAACCCAATAGAGACTTGGACTTTGAGCAATGCTTGGATCAAGGATGTGGCGTTTGGCGATTTGGATTATACTCAGGAAGGTCTTACAGAAATTTCAATGACCGTTCGTTATGATTGGGCTATTTTCAATAGTCCCGGCTTTAACCAGCTTTTCAAGCCTCAGTAGGTGATCCATGGCCCTTGGCGATTTTTTAATACAATCGACATACGAGCCCAAGCAGAACTATAAATTTATTGTTCAGATGGGCAATCCTGCCAGAATGATGTTTGAGGTTAAAACGGCATCCAAGCCAAAACTTAATTTTGGTGTTGTGACCTTAAATGCTGTCGATGGCACTTCGGTTCATTATCCTGCTTCGCCAGGTTGGGATCCTGTAACCCTTAAATTTATGGCCGGCGGCATAGATGTTATGCAAGCAACAAAAGATACTGATGTTTCCCGCGGAATGGTTGAATTGCTAATTAATTCTGGCTATGATAGGTACGGAGAAAGACAGTATAAATCTGATACGGCCGACGCATTTAGTGAGATTCTAATAAGACAAATTAATAGTGATGGTAATATGATAGAGGAGTGGTCTTTAATCAATCCTTTTTTTGAGAGCATTAGTTTTGGAGACCTAGATTACTCCTCAGATGCTCTTTCAGAGGTTACAGTTACTATTCGTTATGACCACGCAGAGGTAAAATTCGCTGATGGGCCTGAAGTTGTCCGAGAACCAACTACGTTTCTTCGTTGACGCTATTTAGATGGACCATTATTAAACTTAAATTATATGAGAGGTAAAAATTGAGAAATAATCAAGATCGGTTGACGGCTCCCGCAGCACCGGAACCGGTTGAACCGAAAAATAGTCTATTTGATTTTGTTATTCCAACAGAATTTGTAGATTTACCAACAAAGGGTAGATTTTATCCAGAAGGTCATCCTTTACAAAACAAGGAAATGGTTGAAATTCGTTTTATGACAGCGAAGGAGGAGGATATTTTAACCTCCAGAACTCTTCTTAAAAATGGTATGGCTATTGACCGGCTTATATCAAGTATTCTGATTGATAAGTCAATTGATGTTAAAACACTATATGTTGCAGACAAAAATGCAATCATGGTCTCGGCAAGGATCACAGGTTTTGGATCTGATTACACTACTAGGATGATTTGTCCAGCTTGTACCACGTCATTGACACATACATTTGATCTTAATGAATGTAGACCTTATTATGGTACCGAAGATATAGAATTATCTAGTGCTGGAACTTTTATTGTTAAGCTGCCTAGAACAGGCGTTACGGCCGAAATCAAGCTTTTAAATGCTGATGAGGAAACTAGATTGACTAAATTGGCCGAGAACAAAGTCAAAAAGAAGTTACCTGAAACAACTTTAACCGATCAACTGAAAGCGATTATTGTATCGCTTAACGACCAGACGGGAAGAGCAGTAGTTAATAAGTTTGTTGATATTATGCCGGCTCAGGATTCTAGATTTTTAAGAAAAGAATACAAGGTGGCCGTTCCTGGGGTTGAAATGAAGAATGATTTTGTTTGCTCGTCTTGTGGTCACGAGCAGGAGGTGGAGATACCTTTGACGGTTGACTTTTTTTGGTCTAACCGATGAATATGCTGCCAGCATTTACGAGGAGTTTTTCTTATTAAAGTATTATGGTGGCTGGTCTTTCACAGAGGCATATAATTTACCTATTGTTATTCGAAGATGGTTTCTAGAGAGATTATCCGAACAGAAAAAGAAAGAACAAGAGGCATATGAGCAATCCAGGCCCAAAAGCCGTTAAGCCAGGTTAAAGCCCTGGCTTTTATTTTATTGAGATACTAATTACAATACGGAGACCTGTATATGTTGCCTTCAAAACAAAGATTTCAAGATGAAATTGATAAAGTTTTATATGAATCACTGCGCCCTAGTGCTTTCACTAACAAATTTAAAGATAAGCTGCCCGATATGAGCAGCGATGCCGTACTGCGCCGGCGACTCCAAACACCAGAAGAGGAACCAGAAGAGGAACCAGAAGAGGAAGAGTCCCGTGTTATTGTAACACCAGAGTTAAATGTCGGCGCCGGAGTTACAATTATTGGTGGGGTAAGATCTATTGGTGATCCAACCGATACAAAAATTTTAAAATATTTTGAGGATCCAAGTTTGGGCGTGCACACGCGTGAAGCGGCTAAGACATATGCCGAATTGATTAAGAATTTTTCTTTGGCCATGATTGCAAGTGAGAAATCTGCTGCAGCTTTAAAAGCGGTTCGCCTTATGACCGAGGCGCCAGCTCGTCGGAAACTTTCGACTTTCCGCAGACCTGAAGCTGGGGGGGGAGAGGAAAACGTTGTAGCAAAGAGTAAATTTAATTTAGAACAGATGGCTGAAAAATTCGGTCAATGGCTTCAAGTTAAATTTAAAGATATTATCGTGAATGCACAAGAGAGAGCTACGGGCGAAGAAGTAGAAAAAATTGTTGACCAACAGTTAAGAATTATAGTGGATAAGTTAAAAGAGGCAAACAAAAAAACTTTAAAAGATAAAGCCGTTGCAAGTTTTATGGCAAAAAATTATACATTTTCTCAACATCTTGCAGTTAGATTGGCTAAACTTCTGAAAAAATATTTAATTTCTATAAAGCCCCCTGCGGAAGAAGAAGGAGAGGAAATGACCCCAGCAGCAACAAAGCCAAAAGAGGCTACCTTAACTGAAGATAAATTGGTAGAAATAGTGATAGACTTTTCTGATCTGAGAGGACAAGAGCTAAATGAAAGTTTCTTGGCTATGTTTGGGGGCTGGGTTGAACATATCTTGAAGGCTATGTTTGGAGGCTTTAACATTCCGGTTAAGATTCGCGGGACAGATAGGGAGGTACAGTCATTTGCTGCGGCGATAGGTAGAGAAAAGAGATATATTGATGTGGCAAAGAGATATGGTTTAGATCACGCGGTAACCTATCGGAGTAAAGCGGAACTTGAGTCCGCCGCGAAGAACTTTCAGCGAGAAACAGGCATAAAGTGGCCTTTTAAATAGGAATATTGTTAAATGGGTTCATTTGAAGAAGATCTTGAAAAAGCGAAAGCTGCTTACGAACGTAAGCAGAAGAATCTTGCATTATCAGAAAAAGAGATTGATCTAGCCAAACAATATGAAAAAATAGTTGGTAAGACCGATGAAAGCCTAGAAGTAAGAGGACGTAGACTTACAGATGAATTAAAAAAACTTAGAGACCAAGTCGATACTTTAAAAGAATTATCTGAACTAGGTGTCAAAGTTTCGGGGCAATACGAAGCAGATTTAGAAGCTCAGCAAAAGAAGCATGAACTTGACGAAATTAGCCTTAAGAGAAAGATCAAAGAACAAGGGGTTATGGATGACATCCTTGCTGCTGAATATGAAAGGCTGCGTGTTGCTAAAAAGAGAACAGATATAGAAGAATCGGCCGCTAATGAGGCAGAAGGTGTCTTAAAGCGTTTCACCGGCATAACCAAGAAACCAACGACTCTCCCCGGCAAGATCGCAGAAGATCCAACGAAATGGCTGAGTGGCACTATGGGCGGCATGAAGGGCGTTATTAGTGTCAGTTCAATCATGACTTCCACAATAGACAAGGTTGTTGAAGCTACAGTGCTGATGGCCATAGAACAAGATGCAGCCGTTGTTCAATTTAATAAGGCAACCGGTGCGTCTGGCGAATTTGACGCCCAGATAAGAGAAACAAATCTGAACTTGCGTTTTGCTGGCGTCTCGGCCGCTGAGGCCGGCCAAGCTTATGGGGATTTATTCACAAATGTTTCTGATTTTACTTTGATGTCTAAAGAAGAACAGATGATCCTTTCGGAAACCACAGCCGTTTTAAATGAGTTGGGAATTGCTTCTAAAGACACAGCCGCCAATATTCAGTTAGCCACAAAAGGCTTGGGGATGTCGGTTACGCAAGCGACTGAATTGGTTAGAGGCTTAAAAACATTTGGCCAAGAACTTGGCATCTCAACAGCCAAGATGGCAGCCGATTTTAATAGGATGGCCCCGATGATCACAGAGCTTGGCGTCGCCGGCCCGCAAGCCTTCAAAAACCTCCAGAGAGAAGCCAAGGCAACCGGTATTGATATAAGCCGACTTTATCAAATCACCTCTAAGTTTGATACATTTGATCAGGCAGCACAATCAGTCGGAAAGCTAAATGCTATGCTTGGTGGGCCTTTCCTCAATACGATGGATATGGTTATGGAGGAAGATCCGGCAGAAAGAATGAGAATGCTTAAAGAGTCCGTGGATGCAGCGGGCCTAAGCTTCGATACAATGTCCAAGTTCCAGCGCAAGGCATTGGCAGAGGCTATGGGACTTAATGACGCTAGCGAGTTGGCTTTGGTCCTTCGCGGCCGAGAAGATTTGTTGCCTGGAGCTACGAAATCAGCCGAAGAGATTGAAGCATTGGCCGCTCAGACAGCAGAATTTAATACAGTTATGGATGAACTAAAACAAATAGCTATGGGATTTGCTATTGCAATGGGCCCAGCAGTTACTGGATTTAAGAACTTTTTGCAGTTTGTTCAACCAATTGCTCCTTATCTCATAGCTATCGGCGGCGCAATTGCGGCTATTGCATCTCCCATAGGGTGGCTCGGTACAGCCATTGGGGTTATAGTATCCGGATTGGTAGCACTTTCAACTTGGTGGCATACTGGCTTCTCTCCATCCGGCAAAAACACTTTTAAAGCGATAAAAATGAGTACACAAGAAATAACAGTTGCCACCAAAGATATGAACACGGTGCAACAAGCTGGTATTGCCGGCACGACGGAAGTAAACACTAAGCTTCTAGGCGGCTTATCTGATACCGGTATCGCAGGAACAACGAATGCAACGGGAATGCCAGCCGCAACGGCAATTGCTAGCTCTAACGCTGCTGCTATGGAGGCCAGTGGCCGGCAGGCGCCAATTATATTGGAGCTTAATGGTAGAGAATTCGCGAGAGAAACTGATACAGCATCTGACAAGAGCATCGGGACAAAGCTAGTTAGACAGTATGCTTAGGGAGGTAGAAAATGTTTGAAAAAACGAAAACACCACAAGGGGTTACAGTATTTCAGAACTCGGTTGCTGATGCTGGCGGC